CAGAGACAGGCGCGTCTGTGATTGTTCACAAGGAGCCGCAATGACAACGCCAGAGCAACTGATGACGCAGGAAGAGCTTGCGTTCCGCTGGAAGATCAGCGAGGCCACACTGGAGCGCGACAGATCACTTAAGCAGGGCTGTCGATACCTCAAGCTGGGCGGTCTAATCCGTTACCGCATTCAGGATGTGTTGGATTATGAAGAAGCCTGCACGCATGAGCCGAAAGCCAAATTAAAGGAGAAGAACACATGAGAGACACGATAGACATGGCCCGTGAGGCTGGCATTGAGTTTCAGCACATCACTGGAATTCTTGGGAAAGAAACAATCAGCACAATGGGTAGCCAGCGACTCGAACGGATTGAACAGCTCGTTGCCCTTGTCCGTGCTGATGAGCGTGAGGCGTTGCTTGAGATTGTTTATAGCTATTCCAACAGTCTTTCATGGAACGATGACTTTCAAGACGCCATCCGCGCAAGGGGGCAAGCATGAAGTTCCGCAAGAAGCCAGTGGTCATTGAGGCCACGCAGTGGTTCAAGATGGGCGACCATCCACAGGTCAAATTGCGTAAAGGCTCGACCGAAGAAAACTTCTCGGCCTACATTCCCACGCTTGAAGGCCCAATGACTGTTACCCCCGGCGACTACATCATCACTGGCGTCAAGGGCGAACATTACCCATGCAAGCCCGACATCTTTGAAGCAACCTATGAGAAGGTGGATTCATGACCCGCGATGACGTCATCAAGCTGGCGCTGGAGGCTGGCGTCTACTACAGGGCGCCTGACGACTCCCTTCAACGCTTCGCCGCCCTTGTCGCCGCAGCCAAGCAAGAGCAATGCGCCCAGATTGCCGAGCGCCTGGGCGCTGACTTTGCAGTCATAGAAGCAATCAGAAATGCGTAAACGCAGCCGCTACCGCCCCAAAGGCGTGATCCCTGATCCCATCACTTACGTCCTTAACGGATTCAAGCCGATGCGCGAGATGCCGCAGCAAGTGAGTCTGATGATTAAGAACCATCAGGCTCTCTTAGAAATCACGCAGGGCAAAGGCAAGAGGGAGCAGATTGATCTCCTCATCGCCGCGATGAACATGAGCGAGGCCCTCTATCGCGTCAACCCTGAGCTGGGCTCCGACTATGCCCAGGACATTCGTGCAGCGCAGGACGCCATCCTCACTATGAGCAGGCGAGGGCTAGACAAGGGCTCATTCCTTTTCACCGGCCAGGAGCTGCAAGCCATGAACCGTGGCATGGAGGTGCATGATGCGCAGTTAGACACTTGCACCTTGGGCGAGCTGGATAAGGCTCTCGCCCTAGTGCAGCAAGAGATCAGAGGCAAGAGAGCGAGGGCGATTGCATGAGCCGGGCATCGCAAGACAACCGTTACGAATATATGAGCCTGTCAGCACATCAGTTCTTCATGCTTAAGCACTTCGCCATCGGCTGGAAGTTCAAACTGTATAACGACAGGCCAAGCAGCTGGGTGACGTACTGGTCACTGCGCCGCCGTGGTTTGGTTGACAGTGGCAGCGTAGTCACGGAGCTGGGGTACAAGGTTCTCGCCAACGACATGAAACTGCAAGAGAAACGAAAGGCAAAGAATGACAGGCGCAAAAGGAAGTCGCATCAGGCAGATCCGGGAACTGCTACGGGAAGCATCTGACGGCATGACGGTGGCCGAGATTCTTGAGAAGGTGCCAAAGGTTGACAAGGCGCACGCCAGCAGAATCCTGCGCTCCATGCCAGATGCCTACATCGACAGATGGGTGACGGTACACGATGGCAGATGGCACAGAGCCGTCTGGTGCGTGGTCATCCCTCCAGATCACTGCCCCAGGCCAGCAAGGAAAGATGAAAAGGAAAGGCACTAACCATGCAAGACGAAGAACGCAAGACGATGCGCGAGCACATCGTTTTCCTCGGCAACCAGCTAGAGGCCGAGAGAAAGAACAACATCGCCAAGACTGAACTGCTGCGCAGGTTCCTTGACCGAGAAGATCTCGGATGGGCAGTCAGCGATGAGGTCAGAAGCCTCGCCTATCAGATACTCACAGACGAATACCTTCGCGCACGCAATGAGGAAAACCGCAATGATTGATCTACGCCCATCAGCAGCAGAGCGCTGGATTGCCTGCCCTGCCAGTGTTCGCCTTTCCATCGGCATCCCGCCTACGCCAGCAGGCGATGCAGCACAAGCTGGCACAGCCATTCACTCGCTCGCCGAGCAGTGCTACCAATTTGATGAAGACCCATCCACCTACCTGGGCGCAACCATTGAAGGCGTCAAGCTCGCTCAGTGGCACTGCGACATGGCAGCGGAACACGTCCAGTGCATCAAGGACATTGAGGACTTCGTTGGCAAGCCGAACGTAAAGATTGAGAAGAAAGTCTCCTACATCGAAAACAGCGCGGTGCGTCTGCGCGGCACTGCTGACGTGATCGGCATCTCGGAGTCCGAGAAGGTTCTTATCATCGCTGACCTGAAGACGGGTGCTGGCTATGTGGACGAGGACAACGATCAGCTTAAGGTCTACGCCTTGGCAACCCTCAAGACACTCAACCCTAAAGGCATTGAGACGGTGGAGCTGCAGATCAATCAGCCTCGCACTGGCGGGCTGCGTATCCATCACATGAGCCTGGACGAGCTGCGCGATTGGGAAGCTAAGACGCTGATGCCTGCCATCGTTGAGGCAACAAATCCAAATAGCAAGCCCAAGCCGTCAGAGCAAGCCTGCCAGTGGTGCCCAGCGAAGCTGACCTGCCCTGCGCAGCAAGAGTCGTTCGAGGTCATTGAAGCGCAGCCCAACATCACAGCCATGACCAAGGAAGAGATCAAGTCCGTTATGGTCAGGCTCACGGATCAGCAGGTCAGCGATCTGCTTGATCGTGCACCCGTGGTGGAGTCGTTCATTGATGCTGTGCGTAAGCACGCCCTAGAGCGCATGAAGAACGGGGGCACGCTGCCAGGATGGCAGCTCGCGCCCAAGAGAGCGCTGCGCAAGTGGGCCGATGAAGCAAAGGCCAAGGAGGAGCTGCTCAAGGCTGGCATTGCAGCCGATGCGCTGTATTCAACCGAGTTCATCTCCCCATCAGCAGCAGAGAAGCTGCTGGATAAAGAGCAACGAGTGATTCTTGAAGAGCTGACCGTGAAGGAAAGCTCGGGAATCACGATTGCAAGAGACGCATCCCTGCGTCAATAATGCCCGTCCGGGTCAACCTTCAACTTTGAAAGCGAAACGCGAAATGCTTAATCTCTCTTCTGGCGGTGGCGGTGGTAACTTCATCCGCTTCTCACCTCAAGCCAATGCATGGACAAACAGCGACGGCAACGAGGTGCAACTCAAAAAGGTCGTGTTCGACATCGACAACGTGCAAACCGGCTGGCTCCTCCTGGGTGCCGGTGTGCGCGATTGGCAGCCTGACGTGGCCGTAGGCCGTAAAGGCGCGCAACCATCTCCAGAACACAAGCGCGGGTTTACCGTGAAGTTCTATAACAAGGAGATCGGAACCTGCGAATGGTCATCCAACGGCGTAGGCCCGAACATGGGCCTGGAACAGCTCTACGTGAAGTGCATGAAGGAGCGTGAGGACATCCCTCTGAACGCAACCCTCCTGCCCGTCTGCGAATACAAGGGCTCGAAGATGGAGAAGATCGGCAAGGGCACGACTCGCATCCCGCAATTCGAGGTGGTCAATTGGATCGCCCGTCCCGCAGGCATGGATACGGGTGGCTCGTTTGCTCCTGCCGCGACTGATGATCCATCTGACCCGCCATTCGCGCCAATGAGTGCAGCTCCTGCTCCTGCTCAGAAGTCGCCAGCGCAGCGCTTCAATGAGCAGAACGATGATGAGATGTTCTGACATCAAGTAATGAGGAGGCCGGGGCTCTCGGATAGAGAGACCCGGTTTTTTTGACTCTGAAAAAAGTAAGGCTCAAATGCAAGCCGAACAAATAGCAAAAACGCTAGGCAACGCCAAGAAGGTCAATGGGCAGTGGCTCGCATCCTGCCCCGTACCGGGTCATGGCAGAGGCAACGGTGACAAGAACCCGTCTCTGTCCATCAGCGATGGCAGTGACGGTAAACCTCTCTTCCACTGCCACGGGGGCTGCGATCAGGGAACCGTCTTCAACGTCATGCGCGACATGGGGATGCTCCCAGAGCTGGAGCAAAGGCCAGAACCTCTGTCCATGATGAAGCCCATGCAGCAGATGGCGCAGATCGCAGCTAGCCGCCAGCTTGAGCAGGAATGGCACTACACCGATGAGGAAGGCGTAGTCCTCTTCATCAAGCAGCGCTACAAGACAACAGACTCCAAGGGCAAGGACTACAAGCTCATTAAGGTCGATGAGGCTGGCAGACGCCATGCCGCGATGGGAGATGCCAGGATCGTGCCC